AAAGTACTGGGCGAAAGTACCGTTATTTATTCACCTGATAAACCTTTATCGTGCGGGGCTAAGGTGTGGATTGAGACCGAATCACCCGTCGAAGTGATCACCGCGGAGGGTTTAGATTATGTTGCCTAATCATTTAAAGCGTTACGCTGCCGTTATGCAAGTGACCGAGCACGACGCACCTTTTACGTTAGGTGATTTATTTGCAATTGAAAACGTGCAGGAAAACGAACGGGAGGTTAAAGAGTACTGCAACCGTTTCTATCCGTTTTGTAAGTTGCTTTTAGTTACGGAACTTGATGATGTAACCACCCGCGATATGGTGCTCGCTGAATATGAACTTATGCTAGATGAACAAATCCGCCTCCCTGATGAGTACTGGCACAACATGGCGAAGGGGGGATATTAAAATGACTAAAATTAATAAGTGGCTGTTTGAATTAGCAAATAACCTAAGCAATATCGAAAGCGACATGCTCTTTGATTGGCGGCTTGATATCTTGAACACTATCGCAGACACGAGTGACGATATAGAAGCGGCGGCGATATGTTGGAAAATTCAGGAATCCCGCGCATCAATTCTGCTAGCTGAAACAAATTTAAGACAGGCGGAAAACATGCTTAAAGGGTATTTAAAAAGCGGGGCGAACAGGTTACGCATTAATGCGATGATCGCGGATTGCGAATCGCAGGAGGAGGAATAATGGCGAGCTATGAATATAATTTAGCTTACGTATTAATTACCCGCGATGACGACGGGGATTTTGTGGTGCGTGATATCGGTTTGGATGAGCAATATATGGAAGAGCTAGGCGCGGAAATGTGCGAGTCGAACGAAGATTATTATGTAACTAAAACGGATATAAAATACTGGGTAGATTAATATGCTAGACAGAAACGATGAACCATTTGCGGATGATCCGGAGGGATTGAAAGAGTACGAGCGCATGCGGGCATTCCGTCGTCGTGCGTGGGAAATATTGAGACAGGAAAAAGCTGAGAGACAACGAGAAGAGAAAGGGGCGGACCAATGAAAACAACCACCATTTACCAGAAGAGCATTAAAGACTTATCTAATTATCCTTACAACGTGTTAAAGGATGCCACGAGTAAAAAACTCGGGGCTGCCGGACGTTTAGTGCAGAAAGGAAAACTAAAAGGGGCGCGAGTATTTACTTTAACGTTAACTGAGCGGGAGACATGCCCCACTTCCTGCCACCACTGGGAAACGTGTTACGGAAACAATATGCCATTCGCTCACCGATTCCGCGGGGGATACGATCTCGAGCAGCGCATTGCAGACGAACTAAAACTTATTTGCGCTAAATACGAGAAAGTCTTAATCCGTTTGCACGTGCTAGGCGATTTCTATTCTGCCCCTTATGTCTATTTCTGGACTGATCAAATGATTAAATATCCTAACTTAAATGTCTGGGGTTATACGCACGTAACAGAGCACGACGACTATTTAACCTACGCAGCAATACGCCGAGCACGTCAAACTTTCGGCGACCGTTGGGCTATCCGTTGGAGCGACCGCATAGGGGAAGAATTCAGCGCGAATAGCGAGGAGCTGACCGACAAGGGTATAACCTGCCCCGAGCAACTGGGAAAAACGAAAGCATGCACCACGTGCGCGTTGTGTTGGGATAAACCAGAAAAACAGATTAAGTTTTTAACGCATTAACCGCAGGGGATTAAAAAGCTATGCAAAATAAAAAGGGTTATCCCCATCAAAGAAAAAACTATTTGAAACGTGAAGGGTTAACCCCTCGAATATCGCGTGTTGGTTTTGGGGAAATTTTTACGACCGTTGATTTATTAAATAATGCTGAAAAAAAATATGAGGTAGAAAAAACTCGCGTGACAAAAACAGAAATATTTTTCGTTTTTGCACTAATTGGATTTTATTTGGCTATATAAAAATTTTGTTCGTTAAATTATTGCGAACAAATGAATTTGCGATATCTTAATACCGTCCGATCTTGGACGTTAACCAACAAAGGAGCATATTTTATGCAATTACACAGCAACAACAGCGGCAACATCCGACCTATCGACAACGGTTACGAATTGGTGCATGACGATCCGCGAACTGCTGACCTTTTCAGCGAATTCGGCACAGTGATTAAAGAGCCGTTATTTGATAAAGACGGCACACCATACGGGGGCGGTTTTGCTCTTAAAAATTCTGTAACGGGTCAACTGCTAGATAGCCCCACCGTCACGAAGGGTTACAAGCTAGTCAATCATGCGGACGTGTTCAGCATGCAGGGGCACTCGCTTTTTCATAACGCCGAACTACCACATGACAACCTCACAGTGATCGACCGCGTATTTGACGGCGGACGACGTGCAACCCGTCAGGTTATGTTTAACGACATGACGTGGGATATCGACGGGAAGGGTAACGGCATAACAGCGCGGGCGGATATCGTTAACAGCACCGACATGTCGTGGGCTTTTCAGGTATTCAGCGGAGCTTATCGCGAGTATTGCCGCAACACGTGCGTATTCGGCGGGCAGAAGGCATACCACCAGAAACGCAAGCATACGTCGCAACTATCAACGCAAGCCATGATCGAGAAGGCGCATCTGGGTTTGAGCATGTTTGAGAATCACCGCGACACAATGGACAACTGGCGCACCATCGATCTGGATCGTTCGCAGTGGGTACAGGTACTCGAAGAGACCCTTTGCAAGAAAGGCGGTAAAGGTGCTGCGCTTTCGACCGACAAGAGCACGCGAGTTAACGGCAAGCTTCTCGACTATCTGACTTTGCGTTTTGATGAGGAGTCGCGCGAGCTTGGTTCTAATCTTTGGGCGGCTTACAACAGCTTGACCCATTGGGCTACTCATACGGACGAGACCTTTGAGCGACAAAACGACGACGGCACCGTTACGGAACTGTCGACCTCCCGCGCCGGTTCTAATCCCTTCACGGTTCAGCACACACGAAACGATAAGGTGCGAGCTTTCCTTGAGTCTGACCAATGGGCGAATTTGGAGCGGGTAGCGTGATTCATGACGGAACTCATCGCGAATGTCTGGCGGCTGCTATGGATTCTGCTTCTGCTAGTCCTGCTATCCAAACTTTAACCCCCGACCCTTTTTACGAAAATACTGAGGTTTTACCCATGACAACTATTGATCAACAACTGGCGGCACTCCTACGCAAAATCAACAAGGCGCAAGAGACCATCGATAAAGCGATTTCCGCATGTGATAACGCGGACACTGATATCCGCAATCTGGGCAACTCGACTATTGACGAGCTGACCCGCGATATCTGCTATGCGGGCGATAAATGCATTACTGCAAAGGATTACTGCGAGGACATCTCTAGCATGCTTTCGGTACTCAAGGACGAGACCTACGGGCTAAACTCCCGCCTTACCGCGGGGGCGCAACCACCGGCAGAACTTAAGCCGCGTCATATGCGTTTTCTGAAGGTACTCAAGAAAAACAACGGTTGCACCGTCGCACATATGGCGGGCACGTTGGGCGTCGGAATGGGTGCGGTTTACTCATACGTGCATGACCTCAAGCAACTGGGGCATAAGGTAGCCATCGCGAAAAAACACTTGTACCTTCACGATCTAGTCACTAATATCAACCCACCGGCTACTAGTACCGGCAACAACCAAGAGGCTTAATGCTATGAACTACAAAACAACTATTACCTTCACCCCTGAGCAGCTTGCCATGATCAAGGCGGGCTTAGCTGATATGTCGCTTTGGTATGACAAGGAATCGGGCAAAGTGGAAGAGCACCGCGTCAGCCCTCAAACTATCGAAACCATGCGGGCACTCGCTCAGCACATTAAGGACATGCATTCGGTCACCCTTGCGGGTACTGGCTCATGACTACCTTATTGGGAATTCTTACCGTCATTGCAATATTAGAATCGACGGTACTTTAACCACCCACACCAACAGCCCCCGCCATTCCGCGGGGGTTTTTTTGTGGGCATAACCCTGTAATAGCAAAACGGGCGGAAAAATAGGTAAGGTCTTGGCGGGAAAGGGAAAAGGACACTGGGGGGGTGTCATTAGTGGCTAGCCCCTACGGGCGCAAAACCCTCAGGTTTTCAAAAAGGTTTAACCCCTTAGGGAATTTTCTGCGGGCGTGCGCGTAAGAGAATACCGGCGGGGCATACCGGCGGCGGGCGTTTGGGCTTACCTTTGGCGCCTCGGGTGCTCATCGAGAAAGAAATAAATATTCCCTAATGGGGGCGGGCAAGGGACACCCCCGGGGTACCGGTCTGAGGCTAGCAACCCCGATATATTTTTGTGGATTTTAGGTGATGTTCCACGAAATGTTCCACGAGCGGGCGTACCGTTGGTACAACCTGTGGATAAGTCCCGCGGTTCCTACGGGGTGCCCCAATGGGGAATACTGGAGGGTAGCCCACCGGGGATGTGGAGGTGGAATACATACGAGGAAAGATATGTATATGTATATCCCCGGGGGGCTTACACCCAGTCTAGTTACAGAACTTAAATCTGTCAATAGAGTTTACCTAACGTAGGGTCTTTTTTATTTTATTTTTTCTATGAAACCCCTTTCTAGCTACGTAAACTTGACAAAGTCGTACGTCCGTACTAATAATGGTGTCATTATCCCCGCGGTACGTTGGTGGAAGAGAGAATCGGACTACATTTAGCACGTGAATCAAAAGTCTCCGCACCCACATTGTACCCTCCGGGGCATTTTTTACGTTACAAGGGTATTCTTTTGTCACAAGCACAGGATGATTTAACAGGGTTTTTACACTGGTGGTTAAAAAAACGCCCCTTTAGACCTCCCCTCGATAATTCCATCAACCACAATGGCGTGATATCGGGTACGGTGTTGTATAGACAACCCCCGTATCAAGTCCAACTATTTATCGTACCCCCGAATTCGGAAATAAAGTCCCACGTACACCCTGATGTAGATTCGTACGAGGTGTATATGACCGGTGATATCAAGTTCTGGTCGGATGATGTGCTCTACGAAACGACAAATCCCGGGATGTTCATACGGGTATACCCTCAGAGTCCCCACGGGGGGGACTTCGGGAAGAAAGGCGGGTGTTTTTTATCTGTACAGAAGTGGTTAAACGGGGTGGAACCCACTTCCGTAGGAAACAACTGGGACGATAAAGACTCAAACAGGGTAGGTACAGCCTCCCTAAAGGACAGCAATGAATCTACTACCACAAAAACCGAAGAAAGAGCGTGAACTCAACGAGCAACAGCTCAAGTTCCTCGATGCTTTGTTCGAAAACGGGGGCAACTACAGCCAAGCATGTGAAATTGCGGGCTACTCCACAGGAAGTATCGGTCATTTGAAGACGACTCTCGCCGATGAGATCATCGATAGGTCAAAATCGATACTCGCAGCCGGTGCAATCAAGGCTGCAAACAAGCTCGTGGATACCATCGACTCCCCTGAGATACAGCGTGGGGACAATATCCGCCTCCAAGCAGCCGAATCCCTCCTCAATCGGGTTGGTCTCGGTAAAAAAGAGACCGTAGAACACAACGTAACGGCGATGCACGGTGTGGTTTTACTCCCGCCGAAAGCTGAAATGGTAATAGACGAGCAATAATGTCTGAAGATGAAGCACCTAAGCGAAAGAGAGGACGTCCTAAGAAGGACCCTAACGCGCCTAAGAGTCAGTATACTCTTTCGGCTAAGGAAAAGGCTCGACGAGCGACTCAAGCTAGTATTACACGTTCACGAAAGGACGCTGAAAGAAAGATAGCGGCTGCGAAGCGTCAAAAGAACCGTGCAAACCACCGTGAGAGAGCGGCAGGTAAGGTTGAGAAGGCGTTACAGGGTAAAGTTACCACTGTAATCGATGAGGGCGACTTAAATGCCCTACCTAAAGCGGTAAAAGACCTCGTAGGCGAGTCTGAAGTAGTATTCAAGCCGAATGAGGGTCCGCAACAGGAATTCTTATCGGCTCCAGAGCAGGATGTTTTGTATGGTGGCGCAGCAGGTGGTGGTAAATCCTTCGCATTGCTCGCGGACCCACTACGTTACTGCCACAATCCCAACCACCGCGGTCTTCTCCTACGTCGAACTCTCGACGAACTGACCGAACTTATCTCGAAGTCTAAACAACTCTATACGAAAGCCTTCCCCGGGGCTAAATTCCGTGAGTCTAAGTCCACGTGGGTATTCCCATCGGGTGCAACCATCTGGTTCTCCTACCTCGATAAAGACAAGGACGTAACACGTTATCAGGGTCAGGCGTTTAACTGGATTGCTATCGACGAGATTACCCAATATCCAACTCCTTATGTATGGGAGTACCTCCGCTCCCGTTTGCGTACTACCGATCCCGAACTCTCAGCAAATCTTTCGATGCGCTGCACCGCCAACCCCGGCGGTGTCGGGGGATGGTGGGTAAAGAAGATGTACATTGATCAAGGGGAGCACGGAAAGCCCTTCATACCGAAAGATATGGAATCCGGCAAACCCTACGTGTATCCAGACCACCACGAAAAAGCCGGTCAAGCACTCTACTACCGTAAGTTTGTACCCGCGAAGTTAACTGACAACCCGTTCCTCATGAAGGACGGTCAGTACGAGGCGATGCTACTCTCGTTACCGGAAGTAGAGCGTAAGCGACTGCTCGAAGGTGACTGGGATGTAGCGGAAGGTGCGGCATTCCCTGAGTTCTCGAAGTATCGTCACATTGTTGAACCCTTTGAAATTCCTACTAACTGGGTACGCATAAGAGCGGCTGACTACGGGTATGCATCCCCCTCGTGTGTACTCTGGGGAGCTATCGATTGGGATAACAATATTTGGGTGTACCGAGAACTTTACGTAAAACACTTTACAGCAGAGCAACTCGCCGCTAAAATACTAGAATTAGAAGAATACGATCCGCAACCTTATTATGCGGTCTTAGACTCATCGTGTTGGAACCGTACGGGCTATGGTCCGTCTATAGCGGAAACGATGATTAGGATGGGTTGCCGTTGGACTCCATCGGATCGTAATAGAATTGCCGGTAAAATGGAAATCCACCGTAGACTAGGTGATAACGAGTTTACAGGGGAACCAACCGTAAAGTTCTTTAATACCTGTACTAACATTAACAGACAACTTGCGGGCATTCCCCTCTCTAAAACAAATAGCGAAGACGTCGATACCAAAGCAGAAGACCACGCGTATGACGCGTTACGTTACATGTTGATGACCCGTATGAGTGGTCACGCAAATATAAACCGTACTCTGCAAAATATTAAAGACGCTGCGTTTAAACCACACGATAGCACATTCGGATACTGATGGCACTAACACTTGAAGAATTAACGGTAAAAGCGAATGATATGACTCTATCTGTCCGTGAGGCAGTGGAGTACGCTTTAGATCGTCCCAATGTATCAGATAACGCGAAGAAAGGCATCAGGGCACTGATTACAGGCTTTGAAAAGGCGGGGTTAGACCCCGATATGCCTTATGCGGATATGCGCCACGAAGATAATTGGATTAAGTTATCTAAAGAAGTTGGTGGTGCTAACCGTTATGGTAACTTTCAAAAGTTAGAGAAAGTAATCCGTCCTACGCTACGGTCTACGGGTATGTTGAACAAGCAGCTACCTATTGAAGGTAGTGATGCAAAGATCGATGTGTATCCAGAGATTACGGGTACTTCTGGCGTATCAAAAGGTACTCAGCGTACAGGTGTAGCCGGTAAGCGTCCTATGCGGGGTTTGATTCCGCAAGATGCTATTGAGCAGATGTACAATACTGCGCTTCCGGAAGTTGAAAAAGCTTTTGATCAAAAGACCGCGGATGCGTTGTTGTATCACAAAGCAACGTTCCAACGTCCAGAGCAATTGGTAGGATCGAGTGGTATCTTGAAGTCTGACGTACAGGTTCAAGGTGACAAGATCACTATAAACGGGATCACGAAGGGTAATAAAACTCGTCCTGATGTTACGTACCCTAAAGACTCTGAGATGGGTCAGTTAATTTTACGTAACTTAGAAGCGAGTAAAACCGATAAGTTATTTGATATTCCGCGTACTAGCTTTGATAACGCGTACAAGAAGTTTATTTCTCCGCAGTTAGTTGGTGCATTTGAAGCACAACTTCCCTTAGTAGATGTTAAAGACCCGAGCAAAGGTGTTGTGTCGGGACCTAGTGCCACTCGTCACTTCATGGCGAAGATGATGCTCGATGAGCAAAAGATTCCAAGAGATATCGTCGAAGGTATGATGGGTCATACTGACTTGGGTATCTTAGGTACGAACTACACGGGTTCTTCTCCTGTAGAAGGTATCGGCGATATTATTTCATCTAACCTAAACGGATCGAAGTCTGATTTAGGATTTTTTGGTCAGCAAGGTTTTGCAGGTCAACCTGCTATCAAGTTGACAGAAGAACAGCAGTTCGCAATTGGTGAAGAGAAGAGGGCATCGGCTCAGTTAAAAGCTCTCGAAGCAAACCGTGAGCGTGTTGAGTATTTGATGAGTGAAGAAGGTCAGAAGTTCCTTCAAGCACAACAAGACCTCGAAATGCAATCCGATGCGATGGAACTCGAGCGTCAGCAACGTAAAGCTGAACTTAAAGAGCAAGCTAAGATACAAAAAGCAACTGAGGCTGCACAGGCGGATATCTCGAAGGTATCTCCAGAGTCTAGTAAAGCTGCATCAAAATTGTCTGGGTGGCTGAGTAGTGTTCGTAAAGGCTTGAAGTCTGTTGGCGGTCCTCTCGTAACGCCGATTACTGCGGGCATTGGTATGTACCTTGCCAACGAAAAAGCACAAGCTGAAATTGCTCAAGGTAAACCTGCTCTTCCTGCGTATGCCGGTCAGATGGGTCAACTCATTGGCGAAGAAATCAGTCCTGCTGTACAGGCGGGTCAAATGGCGGACTTGCTTGGTAACGTACAACCTACAACTCAAGAAGAGCAAATGCAAGACCCAGAAGCTTACACTGACGAAGATGTTCGCATCATTCGTGAGAGTCAGGGTAACACAGAGAAAGAAGACCAAGAGCGTCTTCTCCAGTTCTTAGAACAACAACAAATTCAACCCTAATCTAATAGGAGATTACAATGGTAGATATCATGAATGCTGATAAAGAGTCAGTGGATACTCACAACGAAGGCAAATTAGTTCGCGAAGGTAAAGACTTCGATACTAAGGCTCGCACTGACGTGATGATCCAAGACGCAAGCAAGAAAGGTAAAGGTAGCAAGCCTACTGACACCGGTTGCTTGAAAATGGCAGACGACAACCGTTTGTACGCAGACTAATTATAGGTAGTTAAGTATGAAAGAGGGTTTCCTCCAGAACCCTGATGACGGTCAAGTCGAGATGCCAAATCCCGACGATCAAATGCCGGGGTTAGCAGGACACATTCGCTCTTTATTCGAGGACTCTGAAAACGGACGTCGTTCTTACGAACAGCGTTGGTTGAAAGCGTTTAAGAATTTCCGCGGTGTGTATGATCAATATCGTGACTCAGAACGCTCGAAGGTGTTCATCAAGATCACGAAGACCAAAGTGTTGGCTGCATACGGTCAGATTGTGGATATCTTGTTTGCTAACAAGAAATTCCCTATCGTCGTAGAAAGTACTCCCGTACCTGATGGTATCGTGGAGTTTGCCCACTTAAAATCAGCAGCGGATGATCTCCAAAGCCCGTTCGGTTATCCGGGCGATGGTATGGACTTAGGTCCGGGGGAAACTCAGATTAACTATGGTAAATATCGTGAGATGGCAGACCAACTTGCGGAGGGTCCATCGAAAGATGGCGGTCCACAGTTTGAACCTGCTGCGGAAGCGGCTCGTTTGCTCGAGAAGCACATTCACGATCAACTTTTGGATACCAATGCAGTAAACGTACTGCGTAATGCTATTTTTGAATCAGCACTACTCGGTACCGGTATCGTAAAGGGTCCTTTCAACTTCTACAAGCGTCTCCACAAGTGGGAGCGCGGCGGTAATGGCGAACGTGAGTATGTTCCTACGGAAGAGATCGTACCACGTATCGAGCACGTTTCTGTGTGGGATTTTCACCCTGATCCTTCTGCAACCTCAATCGAGGACTGTGAATGGGTAATCCAACGCCACCGCATGAACCGTCAACAACTCCGTAGCTTGATGAATCGTCCTTTCTTTAATGGGGATGCAGTTAATGCGTGCCTAATGAAGGGTCCGAATTATGAAGATAAATACTACGAAGATACGATTCGTGAAGACGACACCCAACCTTATTACCAAGAAAAGCGTTTCGAGGTACTAGAGTACTGGGGTGTTCTTGACGCAAACTTCGCCCGTGAAGTCGGTATGGATTTACCGGACACAGTTACTGAACTAGATCAGGTACAGATCAACGCATGGATTTGCGGTAATGAAGTACTCCGCTGTGTTTTGAATCCGTTTACTCCGGCTCGAATTCCATATCTTGCATTCCCCTACGAGACTAACCCGTACCAGATATGGGGAGTAGGTGTGGCTGAAAATATGGAAGACGCTCAAATGTTGATGAATGGTCATGTTCGCATGGCTATCGACAACTTAGCTCTCGCGGGCAACCTCGTATTTGACGTAGATGAGGCGAGTCTCGTTCCCGGTCAGAACTTCGATATTTACCCCGGTAAAGTATTCCGTCGTCAGTCGGGTGTTACAGGAACTGCGATCAACGGTCTCAAGTTCCCTAATACTGCCCCTGAAAATATCCAGATGTATCAGATTGCCCGTCAACTCTCGGATGAAGAGACAGGTATTCCGAGCATCATGCACGGTCAAACAGGTGTATCAGGCACCGGTCGTACATCATCAGGTTTATCGATGTTGATGAGTGCGGGTAACATGTCTACTAAGACTGTGATTAAGAACATCGATGACTACTTATTAAAACCATTGGGCGAAGCTTACTTCCAATGGAATATGCAATATAACGATAAAAGCCCTGACATCGTCGGAGACCTCTCAATTAAACCTAGAGGTACCGCGGCAGTCATGCAAAAAGAAGTCCGCTCACAACGCCTTACAACGCTTCTACAGACGGTTGCAAACCCTATGCTTGCCCCGTTCATTAAGTTGCCTAATTTGGTGAAGGAACTTGCAATATCCCAAGACATCGATCCGGATGAGTTAGTTAACGATTTAGATGAAGCTCAACTCTACGCAAAGGTATTGCAAGGACTACAAAATGCTCAACAAGCCCCAAGCCCAGAAGGTGGCATCCCTAGTAACGAACCCACAGGCATGGGAGGGGCTGACCAGTTATCTGGCGGACCTGCACCAGTTGACGCTTCGGGGGTTGGTGACGGCAACATCGGAACAGGAAATGTTCCGGTTGCAGGGGAAGATGGCTTTACTGGAAACACTCCTTAACCTCAAAGAAAACCACCGTAAAGTCGTAGAGCAGGATCATGGTTGAGAAGATTCTCAGCCTAATGTCGAGATCAGAAATCCACAGGAAGTGGACAGTGGAAGATATTGGTAGGTTAATTATTCCTGCAATCATCCACAACAAGATACGGTTCTACGTAGAAAACGGAAAGATGCTTGGGTTTACAACTTTCGCGTTCTTATCTGAGGAAGCTGAAAAAGGCTATTTAGATGGGACTCGAAAGTTACAGCCCGCAGACTTTAAAGGCGAAGAAGGCAATATGTGGTTTATCGACTTCGTCGCTCCATACGGG